CCGACTTGCTTGCAACGTACTTGCGGAGCTTCAACAATCAGAGTTCTTTGAACTCGATTAAGAACGCACAAACTCTTGAATACATCGAAGACGATCGCGAAGTCTCTGTTTGCGTTTTCGATATGATTTGGAACGTCTTAATCGATAAACTCGACGCAACCGCACAAGACTATTTCCAGCAAGTCGAAGTTGCTTCGGATGTCAAAGACGAAACGCAAATCATATTGCCAAATCCTCCTAACTTCGACGTCTTCATTCCTGAAACAATTGGTCCTCCAACGCTCGGGGTAGGTAGCGATACACTAGCCGACGGCGGGAATATCCTACTTGATGCTTAATGGGAAACGTTCTTGTTACCGGTACAGATACGCTTGTCTTTGGTCCTGATACGCTTCTCGATGGCCCGGATAGTCCGGGTGGAGGCGGAGGAACTGTAATGCCCTCTCTTGATGGTCTTATCAGTGTAACTATCGACGCTCGTACGAGGAGCGTTACACAAAAAGGCTTCGGTACTCCGTTGCTTTTGGGTTCGCACAATAAATATGCTGATCTGGTACGCCCGTACGATGCAGCAACTTGTTTGAGTGCGATGGCTAATGACGGTTTCGAAACCGACCATCCACTTTATCTGCTCGCTCAAGCGGCGCTCTCACAGAATCCTAGCCCGGTCGCAGTCAAGATCGGTAAGATGAATGTCGCGGTCGCACATACCGTAGAGTTGACGCCGCTTAACACAACGCAGGGAACGGTTTACAAATTTGATGTTTGTGCTAAACCCGGCGGGGTTGTTACGACAATTAATTATACCGTCGGAGCAGCGGAAAGCGTTGCCACGATTTGTACCGCGCTTCAGACACAGCTCGCTGCCGCGACTGCTACGTCTGGCGTGACGAGCACTAATGTCGGACCTGGAACGAAGCTTTCGCTGACTCAGGCAGCGGGTAAGCTCATCCAGGTTAATAATTTTCAGTGCATTCCTGATCGTCGCATCCTTGCTGTGAGGGATACGACGGCAGCACCGGTGAACGGTTATGGGACTTGTCTTACCAACATCGCGGGCGTCGATTCTGATTTCTACGGCGTCGCGACGGATGTTAACTCCAAAGCCGTAGTGCTCGAGGTTGCTGCGCTCGTCGAGACGATGAAGCGTGTTTACTCTTCAAGCAACTGCGATCCAGATTGTGCGAATGTCGCAATCAATACGGATCTTTTCAGTGCTGCAAAAGCGGCTGCGTATTCCCGTACCTGGGGTGCGCTGAAACAGGATGCGACGTTGCCCGGCTTTGGTGCTGCCGCGCTCGGTAACATCTTGCCTCGCGTGCCAGGCACTTATACGGCTGCTTATAAGACGCTTGCAGGACAGACGGCGGATAACGGCTTCTCTTTGGAGAGTGCGATCGTAGGTAAGAACGGTAATTGGTATGAAGCTCTTGCAGGAAACAATATCATGTTTCCAGGCCAGATGTTCTCCGGCCAATTTATCGATATTACGATCTTCATCGATCTTCTGTGTGCGCGCATACAGGAAGCTGTCTATGGGTTGCTTCTCAACAATCCAAAGATTCCTTTCACAGCAAGCGGCCTTGAGAGCGTACGTTCTGTAATCAAGGGAATTCTTAATGCGAACACAGAGAGCGCGAAGAACCCGCTAGGCGGGCTTGCTGCTGATCCTGCTCCGTTCGTTACGATGCCTGATGTTGCGAGCATTTCTGCGAACGACAAGGCCGCACGCCGTCTCACGAATGTAAGATTTCAAGCGGTGCTTTCCGGCGCTGTTCACACGGTTACTATTCAAGGAACGGTGACCCTCTAATGACTGCCAAAGTTTACGATGCAAATGAAGTAACCGTTAACTTCAGCGGTCTTCCGATTGAGAGCGGATACGCCGATGGCGAATTCGTTCGAATCGAACAAGACAATGATAGCTTTTCTGCCGTTCAAGGCACTGACGGCCAAGTCACTCGTTCGAAGACTAATCAAGATCTGACAACAGTCACGATTATTCTGATGCAGTCTTCGGAAGGACAGGCCAAGCTTTCAACGATTTTGAACGCCGATCTTCTTGCAGGTAACGGAGCAGGCATCGGACCGCTGCTTATCCGTGATCGTCAAGGGCTTTCTGTATTTGAAGCAAACGCTTGGATTAAAGGTCCTCCGAAGGTGAGCTACGACAGAGGAGCTACCGGGCGAGAATGGACGCTGCATTGCACCGACGTGGTAAGGTTCGATGGCGGAAACTAAGCAAAAGCAGATTGGCAAGTACACATATACTTGCTCTCCTTTGACCGGTAAAAAGGCTATCAAAGTCTTCGTCCGTCTTTGTAATGTGCTCGGGCCGGCTGTTAAGGGTCTCGATATCGCAGCAGCTATTGAGCAGGACGAAAGTGCGGCCGCTGCATCGTTGATGTCGGGCGTCGCTGAAGCGTTGATGTCTCTCAAGGATTCCGATCTTGAATACCTTGTGGAGATGTTTTCGGCTAATTGTGATGTAACGCTTGAACCCGGAAAGACTCCGAAGCTTTCGCAGCTTGGTGACGATTTCTGGGGAGTCAAAGCAGACTTCACAGATATTTTTCCTTGGCTCTTCTTCTGCATTCAGACGAGCTATGCAAGTTTTTTACAAGGAAAAAGCGACGGCTTTCTGACGGCCTTGGGCCTCCGCCGGAAGGATTCATCAATATCGAAATCCCCGGAGGAGTCGACTGGTATCGTTGGCGCTTCCTCGTAAGCAAACACATGTCCGTCTCTATGACGGAGCTTGAGCATTGGGACATCGATGATTTCGCAGATGGTCATGATATCTTAGATGCTCTAGAAGACGCGGAACGAAAGGCGAATAGGCCAACGTGACGACTACGTCGCCCCTCCGTAGGCTGATTGCGTCGTTCGGTTTTGAGTACGATCCTACCAATGCGATCAAAGCTCAGACCACAATAAACAACGTAGTCAATACAATGAAAAAGCTCGCGACCGTTGGCGCGGGCATCGTATTATTTCGTGCTGCACACGCTCTTGAACATTTCACCGTCGAGAACATCGAGGCAGCTAAGAAGCTCGGTGATACTTCTCACAAGCTCGGGATAGCTGTTGGTCAATTAGAGCTTTTTAACCAAGCAGCTGAAGAGAATGGCGCAAGTGCGGAGGCGATGACCGTCGGTCTTCGTCGTTTGGCCGTTGCCGCGGAGGGAACCGGAAAGAACGCATCTCTTCCGTTTAAACAGCTTGGAGTTGCTGTTAAAGATGCGCATGGCAAAGTCAAGCCACTTGATCAGTTGTTCATTGATGTAGGTACTGCGCTTGCCGGAGTAACCGATAATACGAAGCGCGTAGCCCTCGCTCAAAAGATCTTTGGTCGTGGTGGTACAGAGCTTCTTGGTATTTTCAGCAGAGGTAAAGAGGGGACCAAAGCGTACCTCGAAGAGCTAAGAAATCTCAGCGGCGGCTATTCGGAGGAGTTCGTACAAGCAGCAACGGAGGCTACCGTTGCGCAGAAGCGTTTTGAATTTGCGTTCAAGGGCTTAACATCGCAAATCATCGTTGCGTTTCTTCCTGCCGTTACGTTCCTGATTCACAAGCTGACTGACGTTGTCGTTTGGTTCACGAAAGTATTTAAGTATACAAACTTCCTTCGTGCAGGTTTCATTATACTAGGAGCGAAGTTCGCTGCCGTCTTTGGACGAATACTCTTGCCTATCTTGGGTAGAGTATTGCTCTTCCTTGCTCCTATTATAGCCAAGTTTTTATTCTTACAGCTTGTACTTGATGACATCATTACGTTCCTCACAGGAGGAGAGAGCGTCATCGGTGCGTTTCTCGATGCACTATTTGGTGTTGGAACTGCGATCGCTGTCTGCAAAGAACTGAATGCGATCTGGGATGATTTCACGAATATTGTTATACCCGGAGCGATCGTCGCCGTTCAAGATCTCTGGAACGCTGTTACAGGTACGTTCTCGGATCTTGGCGATTGGCTTTCTAGTACTTGGGACCTTTGGCTTGCAACATGGCACGAATTCGTAGAAGGCTTGCCAGCACCTGTACGAGAAGTTTTCGAAGCGATTGAGGCTTTCCTCGTCGAGAAAGTGAATTCTTTCTTCGGTCTGTTCGACGATTTCTTTAACTGGCTAGGAAAGAAGTTTGATCTCTTTGGCGTGCTCGACGATGCAGCGAATGCTGCCGCTCGTGCGGAGGCGCGTGCTCGGGACGCCTCGCCAAAGGACGCCGCGCGCGCCGCGAAGAAGGCAGGAGTCTCCGTCAAAGAGTTCCGCAGAGGGGCCGTGGACACCTTTGGAGGCTTCCACCCGGCCGTTGTAGGCGCCCCCACGGCCGCGGGGCAGCAAGCGGCCGCCGTGGTCCGTGTGCGAGCTCCACAGGGCGCTGTGGTCAATCAGGTCAACAACGTCAATATCCCGATCGACGCGCGGGGTTCGAAAGACCCGAAAGGCGTTGCACGTGCAACGAGCGATTCCCTCCGCAAAGTGCACCGAGACTCGCGTAACGCGGCGCTCAGCGCGTTGGAGCAGAAACCCTGATGGCCCTTCCCGCTTTTCTTCGTTGGGACGGAGACCTTGGAACGGAAGAACTTCGTTTTGATGTTGTGCTTTCTGAATCCGCTGAATTCGTTTCAGAGCTGACAGAGCACAACGTTGAGAAGGGTTCTAACATTTCAGATCACAAGAACGACAAGCCAGATACGGTATCGCTCGAAGTGTTCTGTACAAATACGCCAGTTCCGAACAACGATGACAGGCTTACCCTTCAAACCCTGGATGTGGAAGTTCAACAGTACAGGGCTCCTCTGCTTGATCTGAATGGCGGTATCAATGCGCTGCCAACACCGGGCCGTCTAATCAACGCAGGCATCCAAGGAATCAAAGATGCGTTCGCGGTACCTGATACGATCACAACGTATCAGTTCAGCGGGCCTGGTGCTTTGCTTGCCGGACCTGCTGATGTTGTCCGTTACAAGGAGCAGCTAGATAAGTTGCTTTCTATTAAAGATGGAACGACGCAGGTCACGGTGATCACTGCGGCACATGAATACCCAAATATGTTGTTGCTTCGAATCGCGCCAAATAAGAGCCCTGAGCAAGGTGACGGATATCAGTTCTCTTTAGAGTTTAAGGCTGTTCGAATCGTCGAGACGGCGCTTGTAGACGCTCCTGTGATCGCGAAAGCGAAGCCTGTTGCAACCCCTGAAGTCGCAAAGGGTGCGCAGAATACGAAAGCAGGAGGCAATATCTCGCTGGCGAAGAAGGGCACTAACGCCGCAGGCATTACACGAGCAGGAAGCGGACGGAGTAGCGCGGTACCCGGTCTATGATTGAGATTCCTCTTTTTTCAGATCCGTTTTTCACTGAGCAAGTGGAGCTCGAGGGGGTCGTCTACAATTTAAGGTTCAGATACAACAGTTCTATGGATCGTTGGTATATGCACATCTCGGACGCCGCAGATGTTCCTATCCTTGATGGCGTTAAGTTGATGTGTAATAAGATCCTCAATCGTTTTTCTGTAGATGCTAGGAATCCGACCGGCGTGCTTGTCTGTCAGTCGCAGACAAGTGATCAAAGTCCTCCTGGCCGAAACGATCTAGGAACGCGCGTCAAGCTCTTCTATGCGACGCTCGACGAGCTCAATGCAGCTGAGCCATGAGAGCCTTCGGTCGAAAGAGCAGACTGACGGTTGGGACGCTGGCGCTCGACAACCTAGATATTGCGTTTAAGATCGAGAAGCATCTTAAGCCCGAACCTAATCATGTTGACATCAGCGTTTTCAATCTGAACCCTGACCATCGTGCTCAGATAGGTTCTTGGAAGTCGACGGACGATCCTGACGAGAAGAGCATACCGGTTCGTTTAGAAGCTGGATACGAAGAGAATATTTTTCAACTCTTCTTGGGAGATTTGCGAAACGGTTTTACAGTCAAGAACGACAACGATTGGATTACGACCTTCTCAGCAGGCGACGGCGAGCACGGGTATAAGAAGAGCCGTATCAATACTTCGTTCGGCCCGCACGTGAGTGCAGACACAGCTTTAACCGCAATCGTCAAAGCTTTGGGAGTAGGTCAAGGTAACGTTCCTGAGGTCGTATCTAAACTTCGCCTTTCTGGCGCTGCGAATATGTTTATAGCTGGAGGAGCGCTTTCCGGTTCTGCTGCTCGGCACATGACAGATTTTTGTCAGAGCGCCGATCTTGAGTGGAGCATCCAAGACGGCGTGATTCAGATCTTGGATAAAGGTGCCGCACTCAATACTAAGGCTGTTTTTCTATCTGAGAGTACAGGACTTGTAGATAGCCCTAAGATCGATCGTAAAGGTAAACTTACAGGAACTTCGCTCATCCAAGAGAACTTAAAACCAGGAGTTCTGATCGAAGTCGACGCCGAAACGGTTAGCGGTTTCTTCCGTGTCGAGAAGATCGAATTCGAAGGTGATATACGTGACCAAGAGTGGTATGTTAATTTCGAAGCGGCTGCTGTCAAATTAGCTTGATTACTAGATGTCTAGCGAACCGTCAGAAGCGGAGCTTTTGCGCCGCGCGATCGAAAATCGTCTGCTGGATGTGCATACGCAGATCCCGGCGGTAGTCGAGTCTTGGGATAAAGACACGAATACAATCGACGCGCGCGTGACCTTGAAGCGTGCGATCGCCAGTGATGACGAGAAGACGGTTTACGAAGAGCTTCCTATCCTGCGTAACATCCCTGTAATGTATCCAAAGGGCGGGGGTTTCTGTCTTACTTTTCCCTTGAAACAAGGGGATCCTGTTCGGCTGGTCTTTGACGAACAATATGCAGGAGACTATAGAGAAACAGGTAACGTACCCGCTGCTCCTGTCTTCGCTGGACGTTTCAATCTATCTAGTTGTGTTGCTCATCCCGGAGGAGGAGCAAACAAAGACGCATTAATTGCGATCAATGATGAGAAAATGATTTTGGGTTTTGAGGGATCGCCAAGTGGCGGCCCTGCTCAAATCCATTTTTTGAAAGTAGACGATACGGATCCTTATAGAATCTATTTAGGGCCTGATGTCTCTAGCCGGGTAGCGCTGGCTTCACCGGTTGCGGATATTCTCAGCCAATTGATTCACACAATCAGAACTGCGACCGCATCTGGAACCGAGACTGGGCTAGCGTCGATTATTACGGCTCTCAATCTCGCATTCGGTTCCACTCCTGAAGTGAGAGATACTGATGTCGGCGCAGAACGAGTCTACGCACAATGAGTATCTACGTTAGCCTTGCACAAGATCCTGCGACCGGAGATATTGCTCTGCAGAGCGGTCGGGCGGGTTTGCAGCTTGTGACAGCTGGCGACAAGATTGTTCAGAACATCAAACAACGGCTTAAGTTTTTTCTGGGTGAGTGGTTTCTAGATCTGAGCAAGGGCGTTCCTTATCTCAGAGATTTTCTTGGACGTCGCGGAACTTCAACTAGTGTGTTTCGTTCCGTCATCAGGGAACACATCGCAGCGACCGCTGGAGTGGTTCAGGTCCTCACGGTCGAAGCACAACTGGATCGAGTCACTCGTAAGCTAACTATCGCATGGCGTGCGCAAATTGCGGAGCCTACCAGCGAAGGATTAACAACCGTTTCAGGTTCGACGTCGTTTCTTACCGATGAACTTGGGCGAGTTCTCACAGACGGCGGAGATACTCTTACAGCATGACTTTCGGAATTACGCCAACCGGATTTAA